CCGCCATTGTTCACCTCGGCGACGATGCGATTCGCTTTAAATTTTCGGTAGAGGCTTATTGCGGTTCGCGCCCATTCGGTTGGCGGATAGCGTCCCGACTGATCGGCGAGCACGTATCCGTGTCCCTCGGCGTCCTTACCGGTGACAATGATGCCAGTCTCGTCCGCCTCCTCGCCACTGGAGGCGGCAGGGTCGATCGCCACAACGATGCGGATCATGTCTGGAACCGCTTTGTGGACGGGCCATCGCGTTTCTTCGATCAGCGCCCGGCTCCACAGAGCGCCAGGCACGTCGTCGAGGATTTCGGCGTTGAGTTCTTGCCGGCCGAGCCGGGTGCCTTCATATTTTTTGATGATCTGCGCCATAAACGCTGGCGCCAGATTGGCTCGGTTGTCGTATGTCGAGCCGCGCGTGATGGCGGTCGTGGGATCGGCGATCAATTCGCGGATAATCTTGATCGGCTTCGGCGTGGTAGTGACGACGACGCGCGGATCGTTACCGAGGCGCAGCCCGAACATGAGCATGTCCCAGGCTTCCGGGAAGCGCCAGCTCGCCACTTCGTCGCACCAAGCAAAGTCGTGCTGAGGACCGCGCAATCGCTCCGGTTCGTCAGCGCTGTATGTTGTGGCGATGGCCCCATTGGGCCAAGTCAACCGCCGTTTCGACGGCTCATATCGCGGGCGGTCGCTAGCAGTCCCGATAGAAAGGAGCCCGCTTTCGCCTTCGACCATGACATCGCGCGCGTCTGCGGCTGTCGGTGCCACGAGGGCAATGCGTCGGTTACCCGCTTTAACGGCAGCACGAACAGCTTCGGCGCCACTGCGGGTTTTCCCGAATCCGCGGCCGGCCAATAGTAGCCAGGTCCGCCAGTCTCCCGCTGGAGGCAGCTGCTCAGGTCGCGCCCATGCGCCAGTCCAATCCTGGTCGAACGCTTCAAGTTCGGCTTTATTCAGCTGCTTCAGGAACCTCGTCCGTTGTGTCGTGGACAACGAGGCGAGCAATCTTGCTGTCGATGCGCCGCCGGAGAGCGTCCTCATCGAGGTCGCCGTCCTTGTGTTCAATGACAGTAGTCTCCTTCCAGCCCATTTTCGATTTCGCCCAGAACATTGCCAGCGCTGCTCGGGCGCGACCGTCAGTGACTGCCGGACGTCCAGGGATCGGCATGCCGACGATGGTGCTGAAGATAAATTCGCCGACCTGCGCGTTCGCCTTGGTCATGCCGACGTCGAGCTCGTCGCGAAAGTGCTTGAACAGCGTCGGCTTCGTGATGCCGAGCACGCGGGCGATCTCTGCGACAGGGATGCCGTAGCGCGTCATGGCATCGACTTGGCCGCGGTGTCTGTCGGTGGGATGGAATGCGGGTCGGCCTCGTGCGGCCATTGAACTGCCTATTTCAAAAAAAGCCAGAAAGGACTGGACTTCTGTGGCGTGTGGAGCGTGACTGGCGTCTGTCGTCAACAATAGGAATGTCGCGCGATGGCCATCAAAATCAGATCTGACGTCAGCGCTGCGCTGCACGATTACAACATGCGCACGACAGGCCGCGCCCTTGATCCGACCGGATTCGTTACCGATCCGGAGGTAATCGAACGCCTTAAACTCCTAGCCATGCCAGGCGAGGATCTGAATGACACGATCCTGCGCCTGTTGCGCGGCACCGCTTCCTCAGCAATTAATTAAGCCACACCGATCGTTGATGGCCTTACCTGAGAAACCCATCATCAAATCGCAGTCGAAGACTGCCCAACGCTATCAGAGGATGCTTGATCATCTGGCCGATAGCGCGGCCGCGGCCAATTGGGATGCCGTGCGCGCCTTACGAATCAACGAATCTGACAATTACGCGAAGGTGGTCATGGACTACCGGCAACGGCTGTTGCTTGCGGCGCTAAGGCAGAGTCAACGATCGTCCGGCGGGTAGCGGTTATGTCATCGAAGGTTCGACCGTCGCCGTCGAGCGCGGCCTGCTTGCCGGTGAAATCCTGCCAGCGCTTAACGGTGACGTCCACGTAAGCGGGAGAGATTTCTAAACAGAGGCAACTCCGTCCGGTCTGTTCCGCGGCGATCATAGTGGTCCCGCTCCCGATAAACGGATCGTAGACTGCTTGACCCGGCGAGGAGTTATTTTCTATTGGGCGCTGCATGCAGTCAACCGGCTTCTGCGTGCTATGGCCCGTCTCGGACTTCGAAGGCTTAGGAATTTGCCATAGCGTCGATTGCGTCCGATCGCCATTCCAATGAGCGGTCTTGCCCTTCCTAACGGCGTACCAGCATGGTTCATGTTGGACATGATAGTTGCCACGACCGATCGGGAAGTGAGATTTTGCCCAGATAATCTGCATTCGGATTTCAAATCCAACAGCAGCTAGGGAATTGAAAAATTCTACCTGTTTGGCACCCGGCGGGTGCCAAACGTAGGTGACATCTCCGGGGAATAGCGCCCAAGCCTCGCGCCAATCCGATCTGTCATCGTTCATTACTGCGCCGGTAGCCCGGCCATGTCCGTCGCGCCAGCGCGACGGATCGTTCTTTGCCGGCATGGAGACGTTTCGCCATCCAGCTGAGTAGTTGACCCCGTATGGCGGGTCGGTGACCATCAGGTGCGGCTCGACGCCGCCGAGCACGCGCTCGACATCCGTCGCGACCGTGCTGTCGCCGCAGAGGAGACGATGCCGCCCGAGGATCCAAAGGTCGCCGGTCTGCGATACGGGATGCTCTGGCACCGCTGGCGCGTCGTCGGGATCGGTCAGGCCCGCGGTCTTGTCCGCGAAGATCGCGCCCAGCTCGACGTCGTCGAAGCCGGTAAGCGCCAGGTCGAAGCCGAGCTCCTTCAGGTCGCCGAGTTCAAGCCGCAGCATCTCCTGGTCCCAGCCCGACCCCGTAATCGCCAGTTCGTTGTCGGCGATCACGTAAGCCTGCCGCTCCACCGGGCTGAGCCACCGGAGTTCGATCGTCGGGACCTCGGTGAGCCCAAGTTGCTGTGCCGCCTTGAGCCGCGCGTGGCCGGCTATGATGCCCTTGTCGCCATCGACGAGGATGGGGTTCGTAAAGCCAAAGACCTCTATGCTTCTCGCGATTTTGGTGATCTGTTCGGGCGTGTGTGTCCTGCTGTTGCTCGCATACGGGCTCAGCGCGCCGATCGGGCGCATGACGATCTTGTCGGCTGCCTTCACACGCAGCGCCTCTCTTTTATACGGTAAAATAATTCACGGGGCGGCAGCCTCGGTGGCGGGCGCCCGATCGGCGGCTGCCGCTTAGCAACGAGACCTTTCGAGCCCGAAGCCGCCGCTTTCGTTGAAGAGTTCAGGCTCTTTTCGCCATCGCCGGAGGCTTCACGAGCGGCTGTTCCGCCGTCCGGAGCACCTTTCTCGCGGTGCACCTCATCACCCAATCTGTGGTCGTTTGGGTGCAAAAACGGGCTATAAACTCGCTTTCTGAGATCCCAAGGACCTCCAAAAGCCTGCTTTTATCGGTGCGATTCGCTTCGCCGGGGGGGCTCAAAGAGAGCTTCCACCGCTCGCCTTCGACCTTGCGGAAACCGCGCCGAATGGCCTCGTTCTTGATGGCCTCAATCGTTTCCTTCGCCGTGCCGGCTTCGTCGGCCAACGCGCGGGGCGATAACTTCCGGACGCGCCTCGCTTCGGGCTCGATTGGCATAGGTGCAAAAACTCCGGTCAGAATATTGGGGAAATTTTGCGTCCGCATCGTCCGCATTCGTCCGGGTCGGTGTCACGGCGAACGCATCTCACCAGCGATGTAGATCTGATTTTGGTAGATGCGCCGGATCGCGCCGGCCGAATACCAAGCAGTGGTGAAGTCGACGAACGGGCCGGCGACTATAGAAACGAACTCGGGATCCAGGTTCCTGTGCAGCGTGTAAACGCGATACACGTAGTAGCGCGCCACTCCCCGCGGTGTGTCGATCTCAACCGGCTCGGGGATGGCGCCAGACATTTTAGGCCGGCGTTTTAGGCCGGAACATCATATCTAGTCCGGCACCGTCGCTATGTCGCGTGAAGATCGCCTCGTATTCTGGAGGCCGTTGGCCGACCACCAGCGGCTCAAACTCCGGCGCGTAGCCGATGAACCAGACCGATCTCGCGTAATAGTCGGAACGTTCTTCGCACATCCCCATTCGCGATCGCAATAGGGCGATCTCGTCAGCGTCATCCAGAATAAAGCACTCAGCGACACGGACCTTGCCGCGGCGGTTCTCGCGAATGGCTTGTTTCATTGTGTTGTTATATCTCAGGCTGGCTGATCAAGCACGATCACCCGGCCCGCCCGCTTGCGGGGGGGCTTTGCCGGTTTGTCCGCCGCCCGGATGAAAGCCAACTCGCGCAGCTGCGCCAGCGCTGGAGCGAGGTCGGGCATCACCAGAGCATCCAGGATCTCAGCCGCGATTGCCGACTGCGATCGCCGACAGCCGGCACGCCGGCGGTGGTGCACTTCGCGCGCCAGAAGCGACACAAATTCGGTGATGATCGGGGCTTGCCGGGCGGATCGACGCATCGCCGCCTCCGCCAAAAATTACCCCGGCAATGATCGGATGATCACATGCGTTCTTTGATCAGGTTGACCCGCAGGAGCGGTTCACCAGCGCGGCGATATTCCGGAATTCAGCGGCTTCCGCGGCGCTGTCGGCCGAGATGTGGCAGAGAGTGTGATGGTGCTGGCAATAGCTGCTGCGGGACCGTTGTGCAGTGCCGCAGGTGGCGCCAGCATCGAGGATGTATCGACAGCCGGAATCGATCGGCAAGTCGATCCAAGAATCGACGCCGATCGCATCCAGGGGCATTTCGTTACTCTTGTCTGATTTCGCCCGGGGTTTCGGCGTTTTTCCTAATGATCCGGTGCACCTGTGTGGCGCTCCAGTTCGGTCGCCCGCTGGGTGTCTTCACGCCTCGCGCTTCGAGCGCGGCGGCGATCTGTCCAAGGGTAGTGCAGCCAGCGTTTCTGGCCGCTTCCAGGAACGGGAGGATGTCGCGGGCTTTGGCCCGCGCTTGGCGAGCGCGTGCCCGAGCCGCAGCTTTTGCTCTTTCGCGGTGGGTTGGCAGATAGGCCAGCCGCTTAGTTTCTGCCGCTTCCAATTCAGCTTTAATTTCCAGCGCGGCGGCTGATAACCTAGCCGCGGATACGGCGGCTCTGTCAGCCGCCAATTGCGCAATCACCGCGACCTTTGCGGCTAACTGTGCCGCTTTCTCGGCGGCACGAATGATCGCTTCGCTATCCGGTACCCCTGGATTGCCGGGCCTTTTACCTTTCGCCTTGGCCTTTCGTATTCCGATGGCAGTCAATTCGCGATGGTTTTGTGTAAATGGTCGCCCGTGGACATTTCCGTGACAAACCTGGCACAGAAAAACCGTCGGCAGTGCGAGTCCATCGTGGACTTTAGGGACGAGATGATGTTCGTGGAGATCGCCGCTCGTGCCGCACGCGGCACAAGTGGTAACGTCTGGCGCAGCCATTCGGGCATCCCTTCAATGCTCGGTTGGTTAGAGGCACCAGCCCGCAGCAACGGGCTGGTGTCTCGCTGCATTCTACTCTTTTTCAAGCCGCCGCAATACTCGTCTAACCTGCTCGGCGCTCCATATTTTCATTTCCCCGCCAGGAGTCGGGACGCCGCGAGCCGTCAAGGCTCGCGATAGATCCCCCAGCGTCTTACACCCAGCGGCTCGAGCGGCATTGATATACGGCGACACGTCGGAAGCATGTTCGTCGGAGAGTTTCGACCGAGCCGCCCGGCCTATTTTTGCGAAAGCCTGACTTCCGTTGCCCGGCCTTAAATTGGGGTTTCCGAGCCTAACCCCACGTGCTTTAGCTGCCGCAAGCGCTGCCTTTGTGCGCTGCGATATCATCTCGCGCTCGTGCTCGGCGACGGCCGATAGGATATGGATGGTCAACCTGGTGGCATAAGGATTGTCGCAGGCGACGAACTCGACGCCAGACTCCATCAGGTTCGAAACAAAGGCGACATTGCGGGCGAGGCGGTCCAGCTTGGCTATCACCAAGGTCGCCCGTTTTAGGCGGCAGGTCGATATGGCCGCCGCTATCTTAGGGCGGGCATTGTTTTTGCCGCTTTCGATTTCTTCGAAGGCGGCGATTATGCGGCCTGCCGCGCCACCAACATGCCGCTCAACCGCCTCTCGCTGGGCCTCCAAGCCGAGGCCTGAGCGCCCTTGAGCGTCCGTTGACACTCGATAGTAGGCCACGAAAAGAGGCGCGCCCTGCGGGCGCAGCGGCGACCGTGGAGCCATCGTGCAGCCCTCACGATCTAATACGACCGATTGGCCACACCGTTATGAAGCGGGGTCACGCGGCCTTCGCCGGCTGGCGCTGCAGCGCTCTGAGCCGGCGCTTGATGTCGGCGAGGTATTCCAATTCCCGTTCGATCAGGATGACGCGGCGCCCCTCTCTAAGAGCGGCCTCTCCGGTCGTACCGCTGCCGGCAAACGGGTCGAGTACCAGGCCATTGAGAGGGCATACAAGACGGACGAGATAGCGCATCAGCGCCACGGGCTTTACCGTCGGGTGCTTCGAGCCGGCGCGATCGGCCTTGCCGGCCTTGGCGCAATAGAAGTAACGCGCAACGGAACCGCTATCAGCGCGACCTACCCACCCGGTCGTACTTCCGTTACCCCATAAGCTCGTATTTGATCGATTTACGCTGCCAGTATCGTGGCTTGATCGCTCCCCAAACGCCGCGAACGCCTCCATGACCTCGTC